AAATGACAAAAAGCACTAACACCCCGTGGATGAAAAATTTAGGAAGTTTAAGTGGCAGATGAGATTGATATAGCTAATGAGCAAGTGCAAAAAGCATTAGATGCTACAATGAGAACACTTGATACAAAAGTAAAAGAAAACGACACAGGCAAATGCACTTGGTGTGGTGAGCCCGTGAAAGATAAACGCCGATGGTGTAGCGTGGAGTGCAGAGATGAACAAGAAAGGTATAGTTAGTCCATGCACAGATATATGTCGCTACGAAGAAATTAATGGGGAGCCAAGATGTATAAGTTGTTTTCGCACCTACGAGGACTTATCAAATTGGTTTTATATGTCAAATGAAACTAGACGCGAAAGAATTAAACAGATTAAGAAAGATCGGAGAGAATATGAACGTGAGCAAAAAAACAGTAAAGGTATGGGAAAAGAATCTTAAACAAGGGTATCGTTTTTTTCAGCCCCATAATGCAATTCAATTAACACCAAGGACTAAAAGAGAAGCCGATGTCTATCAAAACTTATGGAAACAAATGCGTGAAATGCAAAAGTCCCGCTAAATATTATTCAGATAAAAAATGGTGGTGTGGTTTCACACTAGACGCACATGGTTATTGCAAACAGCAGAAAGACAAAAATAAATGAATCTAATCACACTGGACTTTGAAACATTTTATGATGTTGGTTTTAGTCTATCCAATTTAACTACCGAAGAATATATCCGAGATGAGCGATTTCAAATTATCGGAGTGGGTATAAAAATTAATGATGGCTCTACCAAGTGGTATTCAGGTGATGAAGTAACGGAAGCCCTTACTAAAATTAATTGGGGCGATTCAGTTTTACTTTGTCATAACACGCTGTTTGATGGCGCTATTCTCAGTATGATCTTTGGTATTCACCCTGCTATATACTTTGATACTTTGTCTATGGCTCGTGCAGTCAATGGCGTTGATGTTGGTGGATCGTTAGCCTTCTTAGCTAAACATTATGATCTTGGGGAAAAAGGCCATGAAGTAATTGATGCAAAAGGCAAACGGCTTGAGGACTTCCAAGAGCATGAACTACACCGGTATGGAATGTATTGTAAGAATGATGTCGAGCTGACTTATAACTTATTTAACATTCTATCTAAAGACTTCCCACAAAAAGAACTAGAATTAATTGACATGACTTTGCGTATGTATACACAGCCACTGCTCGAAGTTGATGATGGATTATTACAAGCACGGCTCGAAGAAGTTAGAGAAGAAAAACAAGCACTGCTTGGTGGGCTGATGAGTCGACTAGAATGTGAGACCGAAGAAGAAGTAAGGAAGAAGTTAGCCAGTAACAAACAGTTTGCTGAACTATTGCAAGAACTTGGTGTAACTGTGCCACTGAAGATAAGTCCAACAACAAACAAAGAAACCTATGCCCTTGCAAAAGGCGACACGGGCTTTCTAGAACTATGTGAACACGAGGATAGCTTTATCCAAGAACTTTGTCGGGTAAGGTTAGGCACGAAATCTACTATTGAGGAATCTCGTATTGAAAGGTTTCTTGGTATTGGGGCTAGGAACAAAGGCAAACTACCTATTCCATTAAAGTATTACGGCGCTCACACAGGGCGCTGGGCAGGATCAGACAAGGTGAACTTTCAAAACCTACCATCGAGAGACGTAAAGAAAAAAGCATTGAAGAATGGAGTCGTAGCCCCACTGGGTTACAAAGTTATTAACTGTGACTCCTCACAGATCGAAGCCCGAGTGCTTGTCTGGCTCGCAGGTCAGAACGATGTTATGCAGTGGTTTAAAGAAGGGCGTGATGTTTATTCTGAGTTTGCATCTAAGGTATATAACAAGCCAGTTGAAGAGATAACTAAACAAGAACGAGCCGTAGGTAAGACTTGTATTCTAGGTTTAGGGTATGGCACAGGGGCGACTAAATTACAGATGACATTAAAGTTGATGGCGGGAGTTGAGATAGATGAAGAAGAAAGCAAACGACTGGTTAAAGTTTATCGAGATGTGAACGAGAAAGTTATAGAGTTGTGGCGTGACTGTGAGAACGCTCTACATGACATAGCTTCATGGCCTGAATTAAAGAAGCCCTACTACCTTGGACAGCACCAGTGTTTATTAGTTACTCAAGAAGGTATAAAATTACCGAACGGTCTTTTCATTAAGTATCGGAAGTTAAGATTGGATACCACTGAGACAAGACCTCGATTCTTATATAAGAGTAGACGAGGGGAAGTAAGTATATGGGGTGGTTCAGTCGTCGAGAATGTTGTTCAAGCCCTTGCTAGAATTATTGTGGGTGAACAGATGTTAGAAGTAAATAAAAAGTATCGTCCTGTGCTAACAGTGCATGACGCTGCCGTTTGTGTGGTTCCTGAAGATGAAGTTGAATCAGCACAAGAATATATAATGAATGTCATGTCTACACCACCTAACTGGGCTAAAGGTTTACCAGTTGCGTGTGAGGCAAGTTATGGAGATAGCTACGGCGAGTGCTAAATTTACAGTTCATAAGTTAGACTATGATAAAGATAAAGTCATAGATAATTTATTTAAACTTCAAGATATGTGGGTATCTCGGTCTGACGACTTTCCGTTTTATACATTAGGTCGCAGTGCATACTTAGATGGTAAGACTTCTGAATACAAGAAAGCCCAAAAGAGTATGAATAAAACCTTGTATGGTAATTTTGAAGAACTATATAATAGTGTATTACATGTATTACAAGAGAAGCTAAACGAGAAAATATATCTACCTAAAGACTTGTGTTACCCAGGATTTCATATTTTCCCATCAGACAAAAAGTTATTAAGTATTGCAGGTAATTGGCATGAAGACTATCCTCATGAAACATTAGAGATTGGTAATCAGGATACAAGCACTTTTACTGTGGCAATATTACTCCCTGAATCAGGAGGAGGCATAGACTGCATGATAGATAATATGCCCCTATATATTGGGTATAAAGAAAACGAAATGTTATGGCACGACGGCACAACCTTACACCGAATAGCAAGTTATAATCAATATAAACCTAACGAATATAGAATAACACTACAAGGTCATTTAATCAGACGTAATAATAAAATGGAGGTATTTTGGTAATGGGTGATGGTGGAAAAGGTAGTCTACAAAGACCTACCAATAAGAAAAAGTTTGATGAAAACTACGATAGAATTTTTGGTAAAGGAAAGGTAAAAGATGGCGAAAGTAAAACAAAGCCTAACGGGAAATAATCACGAGTCGGTTCACAAGCGAACATCACAAGGCGGACGTAGACCGAAGACAAGCGCGATGAATAAAAATAAAAAGTCGTGCTTTAAAAAATACAAAGGTCAGGGTAGATAATGGCAGACTATACTTGGTCGTTCTCAAGCCTTAAAGAGTTCCAACAATGTCCTCGTAAATACTACGAGTGTCGAGTCTTAAAAAATTTTACATTCAAAGAAACAGAAGCTACTATCTATGGTAAGGAAGTGCATACTGCATTAGAAGAATATGTCAGAGACGGTAAACCCCTTCTTAAAAACTACGAAAGATTCAAAGCACAAGTTGATGCATTAATACAGATTCCGGGACAAAAACTTTGTGAATATGAGATGGGACTCACAAGAGATAAGAAACCTTGCGACTTCAAAGATGAAAACAGATGGGTTCGTGGTATTGCTGACTTAATTATTATTGATGGGGACACTGCGTTTATTATTGATTATAAAACAGGCAGTAATAAATATCCTGACACTAAACAGTTACGCCTTATGGCACTCATGGTATTTGAACACTTCCCTGAAGTTAATCATGTGAAAGCAGGATTATTATTTTTAATGCATGAGACATTTATCACTGACGAATACAAAAGAGAAGATAAAGATTTATCGTGGGCCATATTTGAAAAGGCTTTATCAAGACTAGATAATTCTTATGACTCTGATGTATGGTTGCCTAGTCCTACTCCGTTATGTCGGTGGTGTCCTGTGTCCAGTTGTGAGTTTAATCAGTAATGGAGATCCGTCGCTGTTCTGTGTGTAGTCAGAAGTTCAGCTACGACAAAGTAGGTAAGACATACTGCTCTCCTAAATGTAAAAAATCTGCATATAGACAACGGGTATATGAAAAAAATCAAGGTAACTGGGAATGGTTCTTTAAAGGCATATTAAATAGTAGAGAAGATAGAAAAAATCTTACTCCTAAAATCCTTATAAAAATATTAAAGGAACAAAATTATAGATGTGCATTGTCAGGAGTTAGGATGACTTGTATACGAAAGAAAGGCGCTACCATATTTACTAATGCAAGTATAGATAGAATTAAAGCCGGAGAAGAGTATAATAGTGAGAATGTTCAATTAGTTTGTCGAGCAGTAAATTCCTTTAGAAGCACCCTACCAATACCTGAATATTTAGAGTGGTGCCGAAAAGTAGTAGCACATAATAAAGTAAAATAATAGTTGAATTACATAAGTTATTATAGTAAAGTATTAGTTTAGAAAGGATAGTATGGAAATAGTAGATAACACCGCAGTAAAATTTTTAGTTCCCGATTATATGGTGAGCCACATACAAAGTAATATTGAAAAGTCAGAGATAATAAATAACAAAGGTAAGTTAGTTGAAGTCTTAGTCTACTGGGGTCTACAAGAGATGACCCGTCTCAATCAATTAATATCATTTAGAAAACCACTACCCAGTCCTATGTCAAGAGATTATGATTGGCCGGGATCTTATCAACCTTTTGAACACCAAAAGACAACAGCAGAATTTTTATCTATAAACCACCGAGCTTTTTGTTTTAACGAAGCAGGGACAGGTAAGACTTCGTCTGCTCTATGGGCTATGGATTATCTAATGAAACAAAATGAAATTAAAAGAACATTAGTTATATGCCCGTTATCTATTATGCAAAGTGCATGGCAAGATGATGTGTTTAGTACCTGTATGCATAGGTCTGTGGCTATTGCTCACGGCAGTGCAAGTAAGCGGGAAAAGATTATTGAAAACAAAGATTATGAAATAGTGATTATTAACTACGATGGTGTGGGTATCGTCAGAGAAAGTATAGCTAAAGGTGAATTTGATCTGATAATAATCGACGAAGCAAACGCGTATAAATCTCCTAGTACGGCTCGTTGGAAAACCTTAGCTAAACTTATCAAGCCAGAGACACGACTTTGGTTAATGACTGGTACCCCTGCCGCCCAATCCCCTTTAGATGCTTATGGGTTAGCAAAGATAGTTTGTCCTCATCGAGTGCCTAAATTTTTAGCGGCTTGGCGTGACAAAGTTATGTATCAAGTAACAAGATTTAAGTGGATACCAAAAGACACAGCAAAAGACGATGTGTTTAAAGCATTACAACCTGCTATTAGATTTAGTAAAGATGATTGTCTAGACCTTCCTGATGTAATGTATCAAACACGAGAAGTCCCACTGACACCAGTGGTTGCTAAATATTATAAACGCCTGAAAGAACAGATGCTTATCGAAGCCGCAGGAGAACAAATCAGCGCGGTAAATGCGGCGGCTGGACTAAGTAAACTACTACAAATATCAGGCGGTGCAGTGTATACAGACGAAAAAGAAGTAGTTGAATTTGATGTGCGCCCTCGTCTATCTGCATTGGACGAAGTATTAGATCAGACAGAAAACAAAGTTTTAATCTTTGTTCCCTTTAGACATACAATAGAAGTTCTAGCTAAACATTTAGGGGCGCAAGGAATAAGCACTGAAATTATAAGTGGATCAGTAACAGCTAATGAAAGAGCGAGAATCATTACACAGTTTCAATCATTAGATGATCCCCAAGTTTTAATTATCCAGCCTCAATCAGCATCACACGGAGTTACTTTAACGAGAGCAGACACAATAGTTTTTTGGTCACCAGTGATGTCAGTTGAAACATATCTACAATGTGTAGCTAGGATTGATCGTGTTGGGCAGAAAAATAAAATGACAGTCGTGCATCTGCAAGGCTCAGATGTAGAAAAGAAAATGTATAACATGCTTCAGGGTAAAGTTGATGCTCATACGAAGTTAGTTGATTTATATAGAGAGGTTATTGAGTGAGCAACGAGTTTCCAAAAGAAGAGTTTGAGTTATTACGAAATATATTAGATGACTTTGTGCATGACAATTGTCAGAGTAAAGATCAAATAGAATTATTTATGATGGCGTTAGTATTAACTACGCTGTCTAGTTACTCAATTGACGTAGAAGGCTTCCTTGAAAAAACAGGTAACACACATAGGAATGCTTTAACATCAATAGAGGACGTGAGACGCGTCCTTAGTAAATTCATGAAAGGAGAACCAAAGTGAGCGACACGCAAGAAGTTGGCCTTGATGATATTGTATCTGTGTATCTTAAAATACGGAACGAAAGAAATAGGATTAAGCAAGAATACGAAGTTAAAGACTCTGATTTAAAAAGAGAGCTTGCTCAGATCGAAGAAGTTCTTTTAGCTCAGTGCAATAAGATTAATGCAGACAGCATCAAGACTGGACAAGGAACCATTATTAAAACCCTACGAGAAAATTTTGTATGCAGTGACTGGGATAGTTTAAAACCATTCATTCTAGAAAATGGACTCATAGAACTTATGCAACAAAGACTACATAACGGTAATCTCAAAGAGTATATGATTACTCATGGCAACGAAGGGCTACCACCTGGAGTTAGTTCAATTCGAGAATACAATATTGTAGTTAAAAAACCTAGTAAATCTTAAGGAGAAATCATGTCTAATGAATTAGCAAATATTATTAATCAGAATCCTGCCTTGATACAAACTGGGCTAGACGAAGATACCCTTGCCGTTGCAGGTGGTGTATCGTCAGGCCCTAAAAGAATCTCTATCAAAGGTGGGGTGTTTAGAAAGTATGCAGGTGGTAAAGAAGTTGGCGCTATTGAAGACCGTCACATGAACGTAATTATCGTAAAGATGGCTCACAATGCGTCTCGTATGTTTTACGATCAGGCTTATCAGGAGGGCGTTCAAGCTAGTCCTGTGTGCTGGTCAAGTGATTCAAACAAACCTGACGCTGATGTTGAAGAGCCTAAAGCAAAGTCATGTAGTGAGTGTCCGTATAGTGTAAGAAACTCTGCGGCGGCTAACGGCAAACAATGTAGATTATCTTGGAGAACAGCCGTGGTGTTACCTGATGATCCAAGCGGAGATGTGTTACAATTAGTATTGCCTTCTACATCTTGTTGGCAGAAAGAAGAAAGTGGTAAGTGGGGCTTCAGACCTTATGTTCAGATGTTAGCAAACAATAATGTCGCGGCTTCTAGAGTTATTACTAAAATGCAATTTGATACTAAATCACCTGTGCCTAAAGTTTTATTCTCTCCAGTTGGAGCAGTTAACCCTGATGATTACCCAATCATCGAGAAACAAGCGCAGTCAGATGTGGCTACTCAAGCTGTAAAACTTTCTATTTATAAACCTCAAGAAGAAGTTCAGGCTCCTGCCCAACCACAAGTTGAAGCACAAGCTCCTGAGACTCCACAAGAGATCAAAGCTGAAACACTTCCACAGTCAGACGTAGAAGCTGAGCAACCTCACCTAAAAGAAACAACAGGCGGTGCTGAGAAACAACCTGTAGATATTAGTAATACAATCAAGAAGTGGTCAGTTAAACAATAAGGAAGGATATTATGGCTAAATCATATACTGATAAATATTTATTAAGTCTTAATAATCTGAACGAAAAACGTACAGGTGTGCAGTTTGGCAAACTTTGTGTTAAAGCTAATCTGCCACCTAGTATGATCGCTGACGCTCTTGGCGTATCTCGTATGTCAGTTTATAACTGGTTTAAAGGCAAAGTTATAAACCAAAAAAACATTGAGAAAGTTGAGAGATGTATGGAAATTATTGAGTTTAATTTAAACACGGATAAGTTACCGGCTACTAATACTTTTAGTGCTAGAACTTTTATTATCGATAACGTTATTAACAAAATTTAAAATATGATTACAGAATTTTATAAGAAAGCACTGCCAAGTGATGGGGTCTACTGCGTCACAGCAATAAGCCCTTCCTCTAAAATTCCAAAGCACAAGTTCGTAGAGTCTATTGATGACATCGAGCCTGTTATAAATCAATTTAAATCTAAAAACACCAACGTCTTTGTTGCACTTAGTTCATTCAAAGGATACAGCCGTAAAGCTGATGAAGCTAAATACATTCGGTCTTTCTTTGTAGACTTAGACGTAGGGGAGGGAAAAGGGTATGAGTCCAAAGAAGTTGCTTTACAAGCACTGGACGAATTTGTTAACACAGCCGATCTACCCCCACCCATTAAGATTGATTCAGGCACAGGGGTTCATGCATATTGGCTTTTCGATAGAGACATAGATGCTACGGAGTGGAAACCTTACGCAGAAAAATTTAAAACCTTATGTATATCGAGTGGCCTTCGTATAGATCCCGTTGTCACGGCAGACCTAGCTAGGATTCTAAGGGCACCTGATACCTTTAATTTAAAAACAGATCCACCTAGTCCTACTAAAGTTATTGACGACAGTCTACCTGTATATGTCTTTGACGAGTTTAAAGAGTTCTTAGGAGAAGCTGAGCCTACACTCAATGACATACTACAGTCTGTGCCAAAAGGTATGAGCGAGGATCAACGGAAGATGTTAAAACTAGATAACTTTGAAAATAGTTTTGACAAGATCATGCAACTATCTAAACAAGGACAAGGGTGTAATCAGATAAAATTTATACTCGACAATGTTAAGACTCTGCCTGAGCCGTTATGGTATTCAGGGCTATCTATTGCTCAACATTGTAGTGACCGAGATGATGCTATCCATCGCATATCTGAAGAATACCCGAACTACAACCCTGATGATACGGAGAGAAAAGCTAATCAGACACAAGGTATGCCACATTCTTGTGAGACATTTAACAGTGTAAATCCAGGCATATGTGAGTCATGTCCAAATCGTGGGAAGGTAACTAATCCTCTGTCACTAGGTAAAGTATTCAAGATTGCAGTAGAGAAACCCGAGGAGACTATTCAGCCAACAGCTATCCCTGCAGACGCAGTAAAAAATTTAGCCACTACCTCAACTTCTCTATCCAAAGGACTTAGAACTTTGCCTGAAGATATATACCCATATGTGTATGGTAAGGAAGGCGGAATCTATTATATGCCCCCTACAAAGTATGACGAGGAAGGGCAAGTAATACAACCTGAGCCTACCCTAGTTACTTTATATGACATATGGCCTGAGAAAAGAATTTATAGCCCTCTTGACGGAGATTGTTTGCTAATGAAAGCAGTATTACCTCATGATCCTGAAAGAGAATTTTTACTACCAATGAGCAAAGTATATGCCATAGAACGCCTGAAAGAAATCATAGCATCTCAAGGTGTTTTATTTAATTCAGATCCGAAAGGTGGACAACTTCTTATGAACTATATTATTAAGTGGGGACATCATTTAATGTCTAAAAAACCTGCAGAGATTATGCGTATGCAGATGGGTTGGACAGCGGACAGAGAGTCGTTTATTGTTGGTGATCGAGAACTTACGCGTAAAGGCGAAGAAGTATCAGCCCCGACATCTCCTATGTGTAAGAGTGTGGCTCAACACTTGACCACAAAAGGTGACTATAAAGTCTGGAAAGAAGCCGCTAATCGCTTGAACTATCGTAGTTTAGAGACTCATGCGTTTTGTTTATTAACTGGATTTGGTTCAGTATTGATGGATAGAACGTCAACATCAGGAGTGACTATCTCGTTGACAGGTGAAGCAGGCGCTGCTAAAACAGGGGCATTGTATGGCTGTCTATCTATCTGGGCTAATCCTAAAGACATCTCTGCAACAGAGCAAACAACTACAAACAACGGTATGACAGGTAGATATTTAGGGCTACATAATATTCCATTCGGTTTAGATGAAGTGACTAATATGCACCCAAGAGAACTGTCTCAGCTAATTCATAAAATATCACATGGTAAAGCAAAGATCCGTATGCAAGCGTCAGTCAATGCTGAAAGAGATCATGAGATGGCGGCTTCTCTAATAGCGTTGTTTACTTCTAACCATTCTTTGTATGACAAACTATCTATACTTAAGAGCGATCCTAACGGCGAGATAGCGAGACTGATTGAGTTTACTGTTAGAACTCCTCAGATACTAAAAGACGAAGTAGCACTCGGCACAAAGATATTTGATAAATTTAGATACAACTACGGTTGGGCAGGGCGAGACTTTATATTTAATTTATATAAACATTCAGACTCAGAAATTCAACACATGGTAGATGAGTGGATACTTAGATTTAGAAAAGACTTTGGTGAAGCTACAGTCAACAGGTTTTACGAGAACCTAATAGCCGCTACATTTACAGCAGGAGAGATAGCA